CTTGGTCAAGTTACTTCCAAGTGCTGCTGCCTGGAATGCGGACATAGACTCCTTCAGAGTTTCTGGTATATCACCAGCCTCATAACCTGATGCTTCTTCAGGCATGCCAATACGTTTCATAAACGCTGTCATGGATTCTGCATTGTCCATATCAGGCATCGCTGTTAAGCCAGGTACCTTCTCAGTCAGTGACAAGTTAAATGCTGTTATAGTGTCTGCATCAGCATCTGCGCCTGGTAAGCGTATTGATCTGCCAAGATCTGATTTAGTATCCAGGTATGCTTTCGCTAGACCGTTAAGGTCTTTAAAATCTGCCAAGCCTTTATCAGCTGACAGGGTTTCGTCTAGGCCTTCGCGCCAGACATCTTCATCGCCGTCTTTAGCAAATGTACCGTACTTAAGTCTTAGGTTGTATTTCTTCATGTTGGTCCTCTCTCTCATTAATTCGTTGTAGTTGTTTTAAATACTCTATAGGTTCCCGGTTGCCCAGGTTCTTATAAGTAAGATGTGGATCTTTGCCGACTCCTCCTGGAAATTCTAACTCCAATAGATGAATCACCTGTCGACCGATCGGTGAGTTCATAAATCGAGATACCTGCGCCGCCTTTGATTTAATGGCTTTGAGGGCAACCTCTTTGGTCCTGGGCTTTCTACTCATGTTAACTCCTATTGCATTGCTGTTACATCATCAGGTGATGCGCCAGCGTCTTCAACTGCTTTAGCACCTTCACCCATCGCTTTCATACCGTCACCTGCCAATTGATTCTGCTGAGCCTTAGCTGCGGCGGCTTGTGCTGCTTCGAGATCCTTTTCAGACTGCTCAAACTCGGCTTCATTCTTTAAGATGGCCACGGGCGCTCCACGTAAGCCAGCAAGAATACGGCCAGTCTTTTCTTCATCGACCAGTCGTTGCATCTTAGGAAACATCTCACCAAGAGCAGCTACACTGTTCAGGTATCCTTCGATAGCCATCACAGTGTCTGTACGTTGTGCACGTGCCATAGGGCCAGTGTACTCGACGTCGAACTCACTGTTACCCATCACTTCAGGTGGTGATTCGATCACGCCGTTTCTCCACAGGATCCTGAACGTACGTTCAATCATAGGATCCAGGAAGTCAGAAGTTAGACGACCTAATACCGGGCCTAATAGTCGCTGCATGAGATCAACTCGTGCATTCACTTCCGTGGCAGACATGGCAGGTGATTCTTTCAACTCAAGTTGATCGACCAGGAATGTTTGACGAATCCGATTTCTCAGATCTTCTACAAGGAGCGTCGATGCGTTAAAGTTGGCCTTAGACTCATAAGGTACTAGGTCGTCTATATTTCTTACTACGGTCAAGCCTGCTGCCCCCAGATCAAGGTCTGAGATCAGACCACGCTCTGTTGTCAGGTTTGCAGGGTCGACCACTTTTTCAAGTGCCTGTAGTATTAACTCTACTAGAGCATTCAGTGTCATGACATCTGACAGAGCGATGGTGCTCGGGCTGAATCCCCATTGTGAACCAGAAGCTTTCTGCCAGCGTGGTACATATGCAGGCATCTCGTAGTAACCGCCTTCCTTGCCGATCATCTCACCGTCTTTACGCATGATGTATTTGTAACCATACTTGCGCTTCTTAGGAGCTAGCTTCTTAGCCCAGGTACTGTCTTTTACATTGTCGCGCGGATACACACAGAAGATGATGTCAATCTTTTCATCTACAGCCTGTGCATTCTCTGCTTTCTGTTTGATGTCATCAGGTACGTCCTTACCGAACTTACTCACTATCTGTACTGGTGTCCATTGCAGCAAGCGATAGAACCGTAGTACCTGTCGACGGTGATCCATCTCAAAGTAACCTTCACGCACAGGGATCGCGCTGAAGTCCAGGCCTTCCCAGGTCGTGTCTGCAACAGGCTCTTCAAATATGATAGCAGTGCCAAAGCCCGCCAGGTCGAGATAGCCTTCATTTACTTCCAGGTTGAAGTTACTATCTTGTAGAGCATGGAAGATCGCATCAGCAGACCTCTCGAGCCACTGTACAACCTCAGTCTTTTCATTCAACTCTGTTGTACGCGCACGTAGACCAAACCACCGTACTGATGGTGATGTCAGTGCACCGTGCATACTTGATGCTAATGTATAGCAGGCGTTCTGTGCGGTACTGTCGAATACTTGCCGACCACGTCGCCAGTCGATCTCATGCTCACTCTGTTGATTCTCAAAGAACTTACCACCGCGTATCGGCATGATAAACTGTTCGATGAGATCCCATGTTTGTTCGACTGTCTTACGTTGTGTCCACAGTGCTTCGAACCGCTTTTTAATATCTTCGCCTTTCATCTTCGTCTCCCGTGCGATCTAAGCACTTTAGGTTGTCTTCGTTTATGTCTTCCGCGGTCCTGTAATAATGTGTGGCCTTCACCAGCTCCCATGAGTCCATATTCACATGCTTCACATACGTGGCTGTATTTGTTCTTATCAGGTTTATCTACGAACTTCTCACCGCCGCCAACGTTAACACGTCTGAATTTGAATCCACCAGCCAAGCCCTTGCGTAGCATGGTACACTTAGGCCCAACGATAAAAGCGGGTTCACCAGCCATCGTATATGTAATGAGGTTACTGACAACAGCGTTCCTTCTAATCTCTACGTCGTTAGATCGATCATCGACTGGCTGAGCGTCAATACCCATCGCCTGAAGTATATCGAATGGTGTACGCTTATCGGTCTGAGCACCTTCAGTCCCCGCCGGGTCACCCCAGATCTCAAAGGTACAACCCCGGTAGATGCCTGTATTTAGTATTCGTTGTAGCTCGGGTCCAAACTGTAGCGCCGCCATATCTTCCGTTACTAACTCGTCGATTGCTTGCCACTGGCCAGACACAGTACGCTGGAGGATAACGGCTGCTGGAGTAAGCCCGAAGTCCAAGCCGACGTATAAAGTGTCGCTTACGACCGGTAGCGGCTTTGTTGAGAAGTGTATGTCGTCGTGGTATTGTGGGTAAACTGGCTTGCCGTCTTGCACGAAACCGTATCTGCCGTGTACATATACATTTATCCATTCTTGGTCCTTACCTGGTTGCATGTTCTGGTAGTACCCTTCCGGGAGGTTTTCGACATTCTCTGCGTCCGCACTCTCGCCGCTAGGTTGGTGGAATACTTCCCACGTGTCGGGCTTCTGCTCTTCGAACATGTTGTAGATCCAATGGTCGACGTCTGGGGGATTAGTATCCATCCAGATTCCATACCACGAAGGTCCGCCTTCGCGCTTAGAAGGGTAACGACCAACACGACCCATGAGCATGTCAAAAATTGGACGAGGTATGTGTCTGCTCTCATTTATAAAGGCTCCTGTCAATTCTAACGATAATAGTTTCTTCACGTCGTCAGGCCTGTCCAGGGCACGGAACATGACCTCACAGTGCATGGTAGTACCGTCAGGGAGTTGCTTCTCTATTGTGTACAGCATGTCGGTGACACGGTATTCGCCCATGTCACGTGGGATCCAGTCGAAGAATGTTTGGATGGTGGTATCTTGTAATTCACGGTATGAGTTACGTATGATGGCAAAGCGTGTCTTGCGTACGCGTTCCAGGTTAGGTTCCTGGGCCTGGGCACGTGCTAGTATTTCCATCACGCAGGCTACTGACTTGCCGGATCCAATCGGCCCGATCAGGAGGCGTACGAAAGCATCGCTAGCGTGAAACTGTGTGGCAGTTTTCGTTGCTCTATATATTATGGCGTTGACCGCCTGGCGTGCTACATTGTTCATGCGAATTCAACCTCCGCTGGTATGAAGTCTGTAACCAGGGGCTCTACTACATTCTCTATGAGGTTGGGTGGTTTAGCTTCTATGGGGATAGCAGCGGATTCGTGTGCTATCATCTGGAACGAGAATGTGGCCTGTGCGTTGAGGGTTGCGTTGATGTCGATGGCCTTGGTCTTAGGGAAGCGGTATCCGATGAGATCAGCTGCTGCCGCGCGGCGTACGCCTGGCTCTACGACCTTTGCTGACATGATCTCGAACATCACTTTGATAGGATCTGCGTACATTGCGCTATACTTATCGTATAGGTCAATATACTGCTCCCGATCTGCTTTGGTGCGTGACATATATGGTCCTGGTGGTTGTTTATACTGGTATTGGTCGATTATACGCCGATTTGGCAGCAAATGTACACAGTGCGATACAGACGGCCTTATTGGAATGTAGCGATATACCTATATTCTGGTGTATCTACATATATATTATATTATATGGAGGGTTTAGATTGTCCTTAACATGAGGACCCATGGAACTTTACAAAAGCCTCATATGAGGACCCATGGAACTTTACAAAAAATGCCTACATAGCCCTATTCTGTAATCTGAAGAGGCTATAAGGAGGGCCCCGGGTGCCTAGTTATGTATTAAGGGTGGGTCGGGGTTTCCCTCCCTATGGTCCAAACAACCACACCCACAAATGGATGCACACCATTAAAGATACACCCACATGTGGGTATGATAATACACCCATTCTGTTTTAGTAATACTCCCACTTGTGGGTGCTATCAATTCAATATAAT